CATTAATGCCCGTCAAACTATTATTAATGTTAGCCGTTAACGTGTTTATGTTAGCTGCATGTGTTTTCTTTTGGAACTCTTCTGTTAAAGAAGTGTTATATGCTTGAATGCGGCCCTGAATAGTTGAATCAAGTTGGGGTTGTATAGTTAAAGGGGCGCTAGAGATTGTAGCCTGAGCATAAGCATTAGCAGCATCAATAAAAGCAGCGGGATCATCTTTATATTCTATACTTAAATCATTAAGTCTTTGCTTACTATCAGCATTGCGCTGCGATAACTGTGTATTGCTTACTGTTGCATTATACGCTGTACCACCCCAAGCTAAGGGGCTAACTGGAGCTACCGTGTCATAAGTAATAGTCCCATCTTCTGCTTCTTTCCTAGCAGCTTGGACATCTGCTATTGCCTTCTCAGGAGCCTTAGCTGTAGCCAGTTTCTCGCCTATTGCAGTAGATACGTCCAACACATCGCCAGCAAACCCAGCCAATGCCTGCATTCTTTTGATACCAGAAGTGTCTACGCCCGTAGGAGTGAAGCCGCCATATCTTTTAATTGGTTGCATCGCCATGTTTAACCAAACTCCGTATCGTATGCTCGCTTTGTTTTTTCGCCACCTTTAAGGAGTGTAGATGCAGCGCCCATGTACGCACCTGCTTTAGCAGCTTTACCTTCACGAATAGTTTGCGCTCTTGCCAGCTTACCACTAAGGGAAATCATGCCTTCACTTTGGCCCCTTGTCTTTGCGCCTTCTAAAGCAATACTAGCTTGTGTTCCTTCTGCTGCAATGCCACTAGCAGCCATAGCTGCAACTGCCGCTGCCTGCTGTCTGTTTAACTCTTCTCTACGAGCTAACTCCTCTGACTCGGCCTGTATCTTCATTTGCCTTGCCTGCTCTTTAGCAGCGTCTTCTGCCGCCTTACCAGCTTGAACCTGGCCATAAGCCCCAACCGCAGTGCTTACCGCAGCTAATATAGTGAAAATCATGACGATTCAACCTCGTACTCTATTGCTTGTAAATGGATAGGGGCAGGGTCTGGTACTGTAATCTCAGGTACTACGTCAATACCCCAGCCTTTACCACCATTGTTGTCTTGTATAATACCAGTTCTAACCTCAAACGGTGTACCTAACGGGCTATCATTGGTGTCACCAAAGTTCCTAACAGCTACAGGGTTGCCGTCTATGTAGATACCAGCACTCTTGTACATGCGTAGGTTCATGCGGTTAATGCGTTTCTCTCGCATAGCATTCTGTGCGCTGGCCTGTGAGCTAGTGTTTAGAGGCATAGGTACAATCTTAGGCACAAAGTTAAGTCCTATCTCTAGGTCTAAGTTACCACCTGACAACTCTTCTGCTGTGAGAGTAATAGTGCCTGTACCAGATACAACACGCTTATCTAAGTTGTTACCGTTACCAATAACACTTACTGTTGCTCCGTTAAGATGCTGATGGCCTAGGCTAACTGTTGTACTGCTTTGGTTTGTTAGCTTGATAGAGGAGTCGAGTAAGTAGTCAAAGCTCCAGCGATCTAGTGAGTATCTAAAGTTAACGCCTGATGTGATAAACCGACTAATAACATATAGCTCATTCTTTACTACAGAGGCAGATACTAAGAATCTTGATGCTTCAACACCACCAATAACGTAGCCACTCTTAGCGTTTGTGTACCGTGTAAAGCCGTTAATGTCTTGTGCGCGTACAGTGTTGAGTACAGCAGCATTGCCGTCCTCATTGATAATAAACACCCAATTAGAGTCTTCTGACGTTGTGCCAGACAATACAGCTACATCAAATGGGTTAGCAATCAACTGTGAAGACAGCACAGATATGTCATTAGACGTATAAGCATCCTCATTGAAGTTAAACACAAACTGCCGTAATGTCTGACCATTTTGGTCAACAAATAGCGTAGCACCATCTAAGGACTTAGCCTCTAGGTATCCAGAGCCATGCTGTGTCTGAGATACAATGTTGATAGTAGATGGCGTATTACCCTTAACTAAGAACTCTGCACCAGTAGTAAACACTTGTAGCCCACGATCAGAGTTAACATCTACGATCTCTGTCTGTGTCCTAGCAGTAAGTGTGACAAAGATACCTTCATCATCATCACCTTCTTTAAAAAAGAAATCAAAAAAAGAGCCTGACTTAGACGCAAATAGGCTTTGCTGTTTAGACCTAGTGCCGCCTAGCCACAGTCTGCCACCGTGGAATGTACCCATCTTTGGATAGCCGCGTGTAGCACTCCATACATCCTCTTTGCGTGGAGAACCTTGAGTAGTAGTGCCAAACGTAACCTCATTAACTGTTCCTTGAATGTTTGACGTTGGGAATGCCGACCATGCTTCAAATGAATTTGCTGACTCGCCAGAAGCAGTAATGACAAAATTACTATTGTTAGTAGAAGTAACCCCTACGCCCGTTTCACCAAACACAGGCATAGCTTGCAGGTTTCTTTCTATGTTAGCAGACGATGAACTAGCACTACCTGTAATAGTAATAGGTTTACTTAACACACCTTCAACATCTATTTGTAATCTATCACCTGGAGAAAAATGACCTAAAGTCATTGTTGTCTGATAGGTTGTAGGTGTAGGGCTTTGTGCGTCATCATAATCAAACTGCGGCACATTCAAAAACGGTATGTCGTCAATAGCAAATGAGCTAGACGAATCAACTCCATCGTTAATAATGCGCTTAGGTGGATGTTCCTCATGGAACAATAGCATGACATTCTCTGTCTGTACGTCACGCACCCTAGCAATCTGGTTAAAGTCATAGGGTAGAGGCAGGTTAGCTATTAACACAGTATCTGTAATTGTACCGTGCGGGATACGGTAAACAGCTAGGTTGCCAAAAGAAGGCGGGTTAGTCGGGCTTACAGTGCCTGATGATGGCGCTCCACCAGTAGCCACGCACAAGTAGTGCCTGTCAGTCTCAATGCTAAAGTCAAACGTTTTAACGTCAGAGAAGCTCAGGTTGTCGTATATGACATTTAACTCAGTCAGTTCGACCTTCTGTGAGCCTAGATCACCTGTATCACCTGTACGCACAAGACGCACATACGGTGTAGCTATAGTATCTGTAATCTTAGTTCTTAATGATGTAGGTACAGACGTTACTGTAATGCTTGCGCGATCAGTCCAAGCAGTGCCGTTAGACGATGTTTGCACCTTGAACACAGACGTATTAGTGTTAACTAATGTTAGCTGTATGTTCTGCACATCAATAAAGGCTATGCCTGTAGTAGTGCTAGTTAAATCATACTGAGCAACAATATAATCAGCATTTGAGCCTGTGCCTAAAACGCCAATGTTAGTTGTAGTAGTACCCTTAGTAGTGTCACTAAAGTCGTTTAGATTAGCTGGTGTGCCGCCACGGGGCATGGTTGCCGTCAACTGGCTAGTAAGATATGCGCCCATAATGTTTATAGGCTTATCAATATGCTCTGTGCCTGGCCGTCTTTTAAGACCACCCTGCGGTACAATCACTACATTCTCAGCAGTCTCTACGCCAGCATAGTATTGATTAAGGTCTGTGCGGCCCTTTAGTAGAGGCGATAGCTCACCGCTAGTAAAGCTGCTTTGCAGGAATTGTGAATTAGCCATTAGTACCTCACATTAATAAATGGTTGGCTTCTAAGCGGCTCCGTTGGGTATTGTTGTGAATCAGTGTAACGTGCCATACGAGATGCGTTCTCATACTTAGCAGCGTTAACTTGTGCTGATGCAGCACTGTCCCTGATAGATGGCGCAAAGTCCATTGCTAGTGCGTACTCAATCATCTTAGCAAAGTAGACGGGCCATTCACCTTCAGCCACATTTGCTATGTAATCAACGTACAAAGGCCCAGATGTATTAGCATACACCTTGTCGCCATAGATTCTGTATTGTATTGCAGGGTCTAACTTAACTACGTTAATCAGGTCAGCAGGAAGCTGATAGATATTCTTGTAGTCATTACCTACTGGAGTCTCGGTAGTAAGGGCTAACTGCGCTAATCGTCGAGCAAAGCCCCAGCGATACTTGGACATTTCAGCCTGTACTATGTTGTCGTACAAGTTGTTAGCTACTGTTTCTGCGCGTGTGTTACCACTTAATGATGTGACGGGCAGGTCGCCAATCAAAATCAAGGCGTTAGAAATTAACTTAATCTTCTCTGCCATACTAACCTCAGTAAGAAAGGGGGCCGTAGCCCCCAGTCAGTTTTACGCTGTTACTGTTAAACCAGCAGCCGCTGTAATGCTAGTAGCGGTTTGAGTCTTGATGTAAGTCAAGTGTACTACTGGTGCTGTAGCAGTAGTGGTATCTTTACAGATAATCAAATCACCAATGCTCAACTCATTGATAGCAGCAAGAAAATAATCTGCGTTATCAATAACAGCCTTAGCATCAGTAGAAGTGTACTGCCAAGTAGAACCACCATTTCCAGAACCGCCAATGCGGCATAAACCATCTCGTGCAAAAGCCATGTCTAATTCTCCTTATGCAGTTTGAGTGTATTGAACTTTAACCAAACCACCTTCGTCGCGCACAACAGAGCCAGCCTTCAGCATGCCGTTACACAACCAAGAAGTACGCTCGGCAACCCAGTCGATCTCGGTCTTCATGTCGATACCAAGGGCAAGGCCCACAGCAGGACGCTGGAAGAAGTAAGAGTCAACTACGTTAGCAGCAACAGTCAGTCCACCTTCTACGCGAGACTCAAGAATTACAAACTTGAAGCCAGCCAGAGTGTCAACGTCACCGTTTACGAGTGCTTTAATAGCTTGATAGTCAGAAGAAGTTGCCTTCTCGTCGTTCAACAGTCCACCTAGACCCAGTGCGTTTACAGCAGCAAACAACTCAGAGTTAGGAACACCTTGGTCGCGTAGCTCAACCTGGGCTTTAATTACTTTAGCCATGTTCAGGTTAGAAGCGTTGCCACCTACGTTAGTGCCGATAGTTGAGGTCAGAGGAGTAGAAGCATCCATAGCGTCGATAACAAGCTGGTCAGTACGTCGACCAAGAGCGCCAGCAATAGTGTTAGCCAGTTCCTGCTTCTCATCAAAGTTGACATCTTGAGCATCAAACATGTCAGTGTACTCTGGAGCATTCCAGTTGCTTAGAGTGGCAGTCTTAAATTCATGCGCCACATCCATAGGAGTTACCAGGTCAGAAGTAGACTTCTGGTTAGCAAGACCTTTACCCATACGACGAAACTTGTAAGTGTCGCCAACTACATTGTTGCGCTGTGTTACAGCACCCTTCAGCAGGCCCATGCCCTGATAGGCATGTTTAACCATACTGTCAAACTCCGTGACCGCCACGGCTGATAGATTTTTACTCATAGTAGATTCCTCGAAAAAGAGTAAATTAAAAAGTTTTTCAAGGTTTTTGCTGAGTACCCAGTAAATTGGTCAGCATCCAACCTAATTTACTGGGCCTTAAAGAAAGGGTATCCAGTTTTTGAATTATACCCTGAATACCCCTATTGGATCAACCAACAGTGCGTTGGTGCGGCCTGTCGCCACCAAAGTCTTGCATCATCTTCTGTATTTTTGCTTCATGGCTTCTATCAGCACTACGCAGTAACCCACCATGCTCATCTTTCTTGAACATCTCAGCCTCAATGTCTGACCATGTAAGACCTGTAGGGCTTTCACCACCGTCAATAGGTAGCTTAGTAGGGGCTGTAGCTGACACTAGCATCTCAATTAACTGCACTGATTCTGCTGTAGTTACTAGATCACGGGCAACATCAAAGTCTTCAGCACTCATATTGTTCTTCATAAAGCCTTCAATCGTCTTAATTCGCTGCTGTGCGTTGTCACCTAACTTAGCTAACTCTTGCTCCTGCTCAACCTGCTCAACAGCCTCAGATTGTGCGGTTAACAGTTCCCAAGCATCGTTAAATGCGTCCTGAGACATGTTGGTCTTGTTAGCAAACTCGGTAAGCTCCTCTAGTAGAGCGTCACCAGACTCAATACCTTCAGGGCCAGCATAGCCATCTTTAGGTGCGCCTGTAAATCCACCAAACTTCTTCTCTAATTCTGTATACGCTTTAGCCTGCTCTGCAACAGACTTGTATTTATTAGGGTTGTACCACTCAGGCATATCGCCTGCACCCTTAATACCATCTGATAAAAAGTATTCACCTTCACTTAACTCTGGCGATGACTGATCTAACAGGGTATCGCTTGTTGTTTCTTCTACTGCGGCCTGTTCTTCTGACATTAAATTTTCTCCCAGGGTAGGTCGATAATCTTTCTCGTCTTCCCTAATGGTTGGTGTTTAAGTTTTATCTCGCATAACTTGCGCTGTCCATTGAGCAAGGCGAGAGAGTTAACGTCGATCCATTCAACGCTTTTGCCATCCTTATTACAACGGAATGCACAAAACTTGCCTACATAATCATAGCCATCAAACTTATACTGTTTAGCTAAGTCATCTAGCCATTCCATCTTAAAGCCAATTTTATCTAAGTACTTCTTAGACTCATCACCCATAAGAACTTTTGGCGTTACCTTTACGGCACGTTTCTTAACTTCTTTAGTCATAGTATTTCTGCTTGGTTTATTTGATTAATTATGAATTTAACTACACCTGACTCACCGTTATGGTAAGCAGATTCGTAGTTTACATTAGGGGAGCCAAAAGAAGTGTCATTATCGTAGATAAATCGTTTGTGTAGATCAGCAATGACTTGCTTACCTTCTTCAGAGTTGAAGCAACGATTGTATGCTTTAGCTAGTTCAGCAGCTTGTGACCGTTTTTTAGCCGTCTGCTTTTTTGCGGCCTCTGGGTTAACAGAAGCCTTCTCGATGTCGTCCCAACTCATTGTACTGGCGGTTGGCTCGTAGCCATTCCAGCTTGTTCAGCTTGTGCGCCAGCCTGAATGATTTGTTGTTTCTCTGATTCGCTTCGCAATAGTTCAGCAGGCATACCAGTTTTACCTCCAGCCCATGTACCAAAGTCTTCCATCTTAAAGGAGATCATGGCTTGGTCTGGGCCAGCAGTCTGCAATACAAATGCTACAGCCTGTTGCACTGACATCAGGTCTTCACCATCTTGCGCCTTAGCTAATGGAGACAAGAATTTAATATCTACGTCTTTATTATCTAACTGTATAGGGGTAATTAGTCCTCTACGAGTTAGAATAGCAGCTACACGCTTGATGATAGGGATTAATACTTCGGTCTGCAAGCGCCCAAACGCAGAACCAATACGTTTTGCTAGTTCTCTGGACTCTATAGCTACCTCAGTAGCACTGCGTACAGCACCATTAGGGTCGCGTAGATCGTTAAACAAGGCACGTTTGATAGCAGTCTGTAGCTCGTTAATCTCAAACTGCGCTAATGACAGGTTACTACCCGTGTCTAAACGCTGTATTGAAGGATTAGCAGAGTTGTTAGAACCTACAGGAATAACAATGCCTGGGCTTATACTAATATTGTAGGGGTTGGTTACACCGTCATCAGTTGCTGTGTACATAC